AGAGCATAGCCTGAAGACAACTGAATACTGCTTTCTTGCGTGTTTAGGCCTAGAAAGCCCGGAGCAGCAATAGTAGCGGTCTGTATTCTTTTCATTAAATGGAACCCCAGATGAGTTCTTCAGGATAGCGGTTAGCCTCAGCAGCTATGTGGTCTGATAGAGACTGGCGGTATAACTCATAAGCCTCAGCACTGTTTAGTCCATTGTCCTCACCACGCTCATTCAAAGCCTTAGCATAGGCTAAGAAGATTACAGGCTCTGACGGAACCTTGATCTGTGTTGCTGAAGCGGTAAATTCTGCCTGTGGCTTAATGACGTTAAAGTAGATGTCATAGACACCGTCAGGGATAGGATAGAGGTCTACCTGTGTATCTCCGTTGTTATCTACACCGTTAAAGTTATAACGGTCAGGAGCACCAACTAAGACTGTGCCGCTGTTTAAGAATAACTCATCCATCTTCCTGGTTGTCTCATAGTTTAAGAACCAGTCAGACTGTGAGTTAATAACATCGATGACCTTAAACCGCTGACCAATACCAGTTAACACATAGTTAAACAGGTTAGCAGAGGTGCTAACAGTCAGTGTCTCTGACAGGGCATTCCAAGTATAGGAATCTTCAACCTGCCGTTTAGCATCGTTGATGAACCTGCCAATAAGTTTAGAATAGGCGTTGTCAGTAACGGCAGTAACCTCTGGCTCACGCAAGCGAACCAAGGTTTCATTGACAAGTTCTAAGTAAGTTTTGTTTGCCATTTAGCAATCCCATTTCTTTAGTGCTAAAGCCTTCCTTGTTGGCCTGCCCTTAGAATCCTTCATAGGCCCAGGAACACCACTCATACGGGCACAGAAAGACTTCCTACGAGCAGCCTTCTTAGGAGACTTTGCAGCTTCCTTAGCGGACACGGGAGGCTTCAGGTTAGCGCCTTCCTTGTTCTTAAAGTATGCCCTGCCTTTGGCGTTTAAGCCACCTTCTGGGTTCTGATATACTTTCTTTACCATTATTTCTTCGCAGTCTTCTTAGCTTGTTTAAAGGCCTTAGCAGTGGGAGCACCTTTGGAGCCGACCTTACGCATCTTCTCACCAGATCCCGCCGCTATCCGTTTACGCTTTGCATTGATGTTGGCATAGAGGCCGGGCTTCATTTCTTTGCTTTCTTCTTCTTAGACATACCAGTCATGGCTAGGCCGACAGCAACTGCCTGCTTCTGTGGCATACCTTCTTTACGGAGTTTGCTGATCTTAGCCGAAGCTGCTTCTTGCTTACCCTTCTTAGTGTAAGGGTATTTCTTTCCGTTTACCATTGGCATACTATTCTCCTTAGAATTGGAATTGAACTGCGGTTTCAGGGATAAACTCGACTGTTGCTATGTAGGTTACTGTGTTAGTGCTAGAGTTTTGTACACGAATCTGGTCACCAGCCTGCATTACTACCTCGGCATTACTAAGTAAAATAAACTCACCAGCGCCTAAGTTCTTACCGCCAACAATAAAGTACTCAGTGTTAGTAGAAACATCGTACCAATAGACCTTTGGAGTGTCATTGCCGGTAAGGCTAATTACATACATGACCTGCCAAAGACCAGTATTCTTCGTAGGCACCGTAAGAATAGTATCCTTGGTAGTAGTTGCCTTAGTTGTAACTGCTGAGACTTTTCTGCTCATATTAACCTATTTTAAGAACTAAGCTGAGTAATAGAACTACAATGAAACCAGTAGTCCCAAGAAGGATCTGTTCTAGTCTCTTGAGCCTAGCGTTAATGCCTGCATAGCGTTCAGCGCATACTGCTTCATGGGTGTCAAGTTGTCCTTTAACTTGGTCTATTGGTGACATCACTATCTCCACTTAGGTCCTTCCATCCAGGCCACTAGAGAGTGTCTAGTGCCCTTGGTTACGGGGTTTACCTTATGAACCACAAAGGAGGGAAACACTAAAACAGTTCCTTGTGTCTTAAGGTGTTCTTGTTTAGGGGCGCTGAGATGTAACGGCTGCATCTCAAACTCCCCACCTTCATACTCTTCTGGGCTAGACAGTTGGCACACCAGAGATAACTTCCTGTGTACTTGTCTACCATCATCCCAGTTTACATCATTGTGCCAATTATAATAACCTTGATCTTCTGCGTTGTACTCTGTAAACTGAATCTCATTTAAGTGCCACAACTCAGATCCAAAGGCATTATGATTAGCAATATGAAACAAATTAGTTAGTTCATGGTACAGCCAACCAAGGTCTTTATTGTCTCTAGCGATCCACCTAACCTTACTTCTACGGATATTAGTGTCTACATTAGAGCCTTGGAAACCTATTACTGCATCCTGCGGTTCTATCTCTTTTGCTTGTTCTATTATGGTGCTACAAAGTTCTTTAGGATATCTCTGCTGCCACATCTGCCACATTGCGTTCAAGGCAGAGTTCCTACAAAAGCCTGTGCCGCCTCAGCAGACATCACATTACCATCTGCGTCTTGTAGTTCTGCGCCTTCCGCAACTGCCTTCTTAAACTCTGCGTAGTCTGTGTTGGCGGGGTCAAAAATAAAACTAGAAATTGTTCCATCTTCGTTACTTCTAAAAATTCCATAGTTTTTGTTTTCAATACCACCCTTTATAAGTTTGTACATTTATAACTCCGCAAAAAATTTAAGGTAAGAAGTGGTATTGTTATTAGAGATTAACTGTGCTGCCCTACCAGCAGTAAGTCCAGAAGCAACAGGAGCATTAAGAAATACACAGTTTGGCGTTGCAGTTATGGTGGCAGCACTTGGTGCTGCATTTAATGCGGTAATACCGCCAGCACTGTATATTGCATAGTTTGATGCAGTTCCTGTTGTGTTTATAGTTGGAATTGCTCTCATAACTGTTGGTAATGGGATTAAAATTTGTGTGGTAGTTGATTGGTCACACTCACCAATGCCATATCTGGTGTAGTTATCGTTAGCGTATACTGCATAACAATACCGCTGACACATTATCAACTCACGCCCATAGTCTCTGCGCTCAAACGGGGTAGCAACAGAGCCTACTTCGAGTTGTACGCCTGTGACGTACCAAGTGGCGCCGTTGGTTCCTACAACTGAAACCGCACCTGTTGGTGCATATCGTTCAGAAGCAGCCCAAGCGCCAGCAGTTCCGCTATAAGTCGAACCAATTCCCAATCCAAAATGAACACGAAGTCCAAGTCCATTGGTTGACCCAATCCATGTTCCAGTAGTGTCGCCAGCAATTGTTATTGTCTTTTGCTCCCATGTGTTTGCGGCACTAATGGTGTAACTAAATGGGTATGAGCGATTATAGGCCGAGTTCATTAGAGAACCACCAAAAGTTCCAGTTAAAGAACTCTTTACCCAAAAAGAAAGCGTTACTGTTTTTGCACTTGCTGTACCAAATGCAAAATCTGCAGAATTGAATCCTTCAATAAACTGAACAAAATAAAATTGGTCTCCCGCTGCAACCGAATAAGCACTAGAACTTGTGACCACTACTGAATTTGAAAAACTAGTTGGGGCATCCGTGCTTCTTTGTATTGAAAATTTTGAACCCGCAGTAGAGTTATAACAAGGCCACCTATCAACCGCAAAACCAAAAGCGGCACTTGTTGGGCTTAAACTAGCACCAGCGTTCCTCTGGTCAATCCTCATGTCACCATTGATGATGCGGTTACGGAAGCCTTGCAGACTATCCGCAGTAGGGGTCATGCTATTTATCGTAGCGGTATTGCCACCACTAGCGTCTTGTATTGTTGTGACCTTTAATGTGCTCATGGAAGCAAGTCCTTTAATTCTTCAACGGTTGTTGCTGCATCCATCTGAGTCTGCATAATGGCGTACTTACTTCTTACGGCTTGGCGAGCAGTTTCAGCAGCCTGAGCCTCACTAGGAATCGTAGCCTTAATATCTAACGGAGCAAACTCAGCAGACCGAGCAGCCCTGCGCTTGTCGTGAGCAATGCTCTTGGCTTTGTTGAGATCAATTACGATTGCCATGCCCATGCTCCACGAAAGGTTCGGTCTGACGGAATATCAGACACGTCTACAATCTCATAAGGTTTTCCAGCGGGAACATCCTTGGTAGCAATCTGCTCAATAGTTAGGCCACATTCAGAAGCTGGGATGATTATTGCTACGCCGCCGTCATCTGTTTGGTAAATAATTCGTTGGTTCATAATTGTCTTTTATCGGAAAATTACAACAAGTACATAGGTTGGGTCTACATAGCTACCAGCATACGAAACACAAGATCCTCTAACTGAAGATGTTGTTGGTGCTGTCCCGCTCCTTATTGCAAACCCTGATGTAACATAACTACCTTGACTTTCAAAGCCAGATGTCGTTACAGAGTAATTAGCATCAGGCATTGCAGTAGTAAAATTGACTGTGTAATCACCAGTACCGTTATCCGTAATGCTTGTTACATTCCCACTTGCACGAATCGCTGGCGTACCAGTACCGTTAAAGTTCACCCATGCACGGCAACCGTATGCAACGGCAGCAGAGCCATAGCCAGAATTAAAAGATAAATCGCTACTAAAAGAACCTGTCGTGCCTGATATTGCGTTACCACTTACTTGCACAGTGCCAGTAGCATCAGGCAGCGTCAGAGTACGGTTAGTGTTGCTATTAGGGGCCGCTATTGTAAATTCGCCTGTGCCACTAGCGTTACCTTGGATTTTTACGAGTGACATATTAAGTTCCTAACCGATTGGCTTCCTGTTGCGCCTGATATGCAGCCACGACTTCTGGTGTCCATGCCGTGTTGCAGATAGCAACGACATTGGCTGGTTGTCCTGTCAAATCTTGTCCCGGTGTCAGGCTGGTACGATGGTACTTCTTGGTGAGTTCTACGCCATCTTCAATAATCCGAGTGGCCTCACGGTATAGCACAATTCCGTTTTCGTTTACTGTGATTTGGTCTACTACGGTTTCTTTGGTAATCATTTTGTTTCCTTTCGTTAGAGTCTGTCTACACTAATCCGGTGTAGATAACTAGGTTGATTGATAAACAAGAATGCCAGCAAGTTGGGTTGAATTTCCTATATCGGATGCTGCTGGATATGTTCTTGAGACACCAGCCGCAGTCATTCCCCAAACATATGCATTAGTAGTATTTTCTTCCGTTTGTAAATTTAGTGTAATCCAATTAGTTGCAAGACTTACAAAATATAATGGGGCGCCACTTTGAATTTGTGTTGTTTGTATAGTAAAAGGCAAACCTTTAATTTGCACATAAGTTCCAGATAAAGTTCCTTTGGCGCTTAATGTAGCGTCAAAAGATGCAACTACTATTTTTCCAACTTTTACATAGGTTCCATTTCGAGTACCATAAGATTGTCCAGATTGCCCGCCACTTCCACCAATAATTGGTGTCCAAGTCCCTTCCTCATAGTCATCTAGCGTGTTTGCGTCAGAGGATGCGGATACCGTGGCAGGGAAAGTAATACCTGATCCCGATGTAGATGGGGCTGCGTTACCAACTCCGATAGTTGTTGGAAACTTGGTTCTCTGACCAGAATCTACTGTGACTGCGGCTGTGCCCCCGGTAGCGATTGTGACGGTATCAGTACCAAAGAAGACCCCAGTATTAGTATCCGTACCCTGTACCGCTGGCGTACTAGCAGAACCATCTACACCCGCTATGCCTGTTGTACCGTTAATCGTAATTGTCATGTTAGATTACCACCCATATTGCACCACTGTTAATAGTGACTGCATATCCAGAATCAATTGTAATAGGCCCAATAGAGCCAGCATTGTGTGTACCAGTTATTGTAATATTTTCTGCAATTGATTGAGCATTCCAGAAGATTGCCTTGTTAACAGCAGAACCTTCAAACTGACCACCAGTAGGAGTATCCCATGTAGTGTCATAATCTGTGCTAGAGGCTTTCTTTAGATACTGCCCGGTAGTTCCACCAATAGCTACGCCGGGGCCAGTAGGGCCAGTTGCCCCAGTCGGTCCAGTAGGCCCTGTTGGACCCGTTGGGCCGGTAGATCCTGGTGAGCCTGTCGGGCCAGGGGAGCCTGTAGGCCCAGTAGGGCCAGTTAACCCTGTAGGACCTGTTGGTCCGGGAGCACCAGTGGGTCCTGTTGTACCTGTAGGTCCAGTTGGCCCAGTAGGACCTGTAGGGCCGGTGGGACCAGTTGGTATAGTAAAGTCAAATACTGCTGCTGAAGAGGAACCACTGTTGGTTACAGAGGCGCTGCCGCCTGCTGGGCCTGTAGTGGTGGTTCCAACAGCAATCGTAGCTGCTGATCCTGCCGGGCCAGTCGGGCCTGTTGGTCCAGTAGCGCCTGTAGGACCGGGAGAGCCTGTCGGGCCAGTCGGTCCTGTTGGTCCAGCCGGTCCAGTTGGGCCATTAGGGCCTGTCGGGCCAGTAGGGCCTGGAGAACCAGCAGAGCCAGTGGGGCCTGTGGGTCCCGTAGGGCCTGTAGTACCATCAGGGATACCAAAGGACAGCGAGACCGTTGTAGAGTTATACGATACAGTCGGCGTTGAGCCAGCAGGCAACGAAGAAGCCGCTACATCTAAATCAGTTGTAAAGTTAATTGTACTCTGAGCAGATGCCGCCGCAGCAGCAGCACTCGCAGCAGACTGGTTAGCATAAGTAAGTGCTAACTGCGCTGTATTTGCTTGATCTGCTGTTGCATCGCCGGGACCACCGGGACCACGATATATCGCCATGTTAGTACCAGATTGGAATATAACCGCTTGCGTCTGTTGACCAAGCCTTGGTTAGTGTAGCATCTTCATAGACATTGATATAGTCAATGCCTGCGACTTTACCTGTCGTACTAGCAAGAACATCTACAAACATAGCACCAGCATTGTCATAAGTATTGTATTGTGCGGGTGCAGAACCTAATTTCTTTGTCGGAATGTAGTCAACCCAAGCAGTTAAGCCAGTAGTGCTTGCAAGCGAGTTTACGACCATTTTTGTTGTACCGTTTGCGGTTGCATAGGTAGTAGGGTAGCAGCGAGGTATCATTTTAGTCCTCTATGTTGTTTTCTTTAACACCCTCAGCGAAGATGCTAAAGAAAAGCCTCCTAAGAGGCAAAACCGTAAGGTTTAGAATGCTGGGCGTACTACAATAAAATCTACAATGGCGGCATCAAGATTTACAGCACCAGCAGTGTTATTTAAAAGAGTCAGAGTAACCGTATTAGCAGCAGTTACTGCACCAGCGATAACAGTGTCTACAGTGTCAATAGCGATAGAGACACCCATAACGATGTCACCAAGAGCAACACCAGGGACTGTTACGTCAACAGATGCAAACGTACCAGAGCCAGTAGCAGCGTTACCAAAGTTAACAGACTCAGAATAAGTCCACATTTCAGAGAACAAGCCCTGAAACTGTGCACGACCTTGATTGATAGGCATAATAATCTCCTTAAGTGGTTAGAAGAGGGCCAGCCTTGTGAGCCAGCCCCCGATTGTCATTCCCGATTAGGCAGGAACAGCAAGAGCCACAGCAGAGGTATCACGCAACTCACCAACACCGTAGAGCGTGTCAGCAGTCAACAGCGTACCAAGGTACTCTTGTTTGTACTGGGTCTGAACACGAACGCCAA